TACTGTTCTTCTTGGATTGGTTACATTCCAAAAGTCTTGAGGATAACCGAAAGGATTTTGCATGGTCTTTCTAGGGTTTGTAACATTCCAATAATCTTGTGAATAGCCAAAAGGATTTTCAGGATCATAGCCTAAAGGCGCATTGTTTTCCCAGAAACCATAACCGCCAGGCTTTGTACGAAAGTAATTGGAGTCAACGGGTTGTGGATTTAGGTATTGTCCTATCCCTAGCTTTGGCGGCTCAGTTGGATTGCCCCATGAAACTTGATTGGTTAGTGGCTCTTGATTTGCCAGTGGGTTTACCTGTTGGTTCACGCTATAACCAGGGGGATTATTTTCCCAAAAACCATAACCAGATGGCTTGCTTACGAGTGGCTGTGGGTTCAAGTACTGACCTATTCCAATTTCAGGCGGCTGTGCAGGATTTCCCCAAGACACTTGATTTGTAAGTGGCGGTCTATTTTCCGCCAAATAAGCGGCTTTAGCAATTTGCTGATCCTTTAGCCATTGCGCGTATGCGTCTCTTTGAGCCTGCTCTGCTGCTGCTATTGCTTCTGCTCTATTCTGTGCTTCTGCCTGCGCCCTTGCTGCTTCAGCTAACTGTCGCCGTTGTGCATCTTCAGCATCAATTAAGTATTGATTGGGATTTGGTGGCGTTGGAGCAGGGGGGCTTCCGTATTTAGGACCATAAAGACCATAGGGGTCATAAGTAGGGGCGTAAGTCGCCGTCTTCTTTTTTGTTGGTGGTCTATATTCGTGTAAACCATCTAAAAGTTTTAAGTTCGGATTAGGCATTATCTACCTCTTTCGTATCTTGCTCTAGCTTCTGGTGATAGTCCGCTTTTCAATTTATCCTGATCAATTTGTGGGCTGTTCTTTGCGCCACGTATAGCATTACCAACCATAGTTTTTAGTACGGGTGCATAAAATCTTGCATTAAATTCAGTCTCCCAATTACCCACTTTGAATTTAGCCGTCAAATAAGAGTCAAGTGCATCCGTTACATTAAGGTTCATAATCTCTTTTCTCCTTCTTGTAAGGGCATACCACGTGGATTAGGTGGGACTGGTTGTGTCCCTGGTCGCTGTGCTGGTATCAATCCACGCTGTGCCATCATTGCGGGTGGTGGTCCTTGTGGTTTTCTTTGCTGCTGCCCCTGCTGTTGTTGCGCTAATTGCTGTTGCATCTCAGGCGGCATCTGCTGTCCCTGCTGCATCTGCTGTTGCATTTGCATTTGTTCTTGCATCGCCCATTGCTGTAATGTTTGCTGGTATTTTAGTTCCATTGCTTTTTCATCAAATATCTGCTTCTGCATTTCTTCTGACTGCCCGATATTCAAAAGGTTTTCTTGCGCCCATTCACGAGAGGTCAAGCCGGCGGCTGTTAGCATTTGTGCAATGTTAGCCTGGCTCAATGTATCTTGGGGTAAATCCACCTCCAGCTTACATTCGATAATAAGATCATCCGGTATTTCTTTAGGGTCAAATTCATACATGCCCTCTCTTGTTATTGCCTTGCGTTTCTTTTTCTTATCCTTAATCATTTCAAATACTTTTTCCATCGCTGATCCGATGCCCCAACCACCCCGCTTCTGCGGTGCAACAAGTGGTAATCGCCCTGCCTGGTGCAGTAGGCTCACTGTTGAAAAGGCTGTATTCGATCCTAAACCGCCCATACCGCCCAGTGCTTGATTATGAATTGTAGACCTCTCAACGAGATCATCTGCAATTCGCAATCCTTCTAGCTGATCATTATTGATAACGTCCTTCTGCAATTGTCCAAATTCTTCACCAGGCTTTATCACAATCCTGCCGCCTGGTGTCTGGTAATCTGCCACAAGTTCTCCATCACCTACGGTCTTATGAACAAAAGTAGGATTGGACGCAATGTGAAATAGGTTTGTATACATATAAGTTAATTCCAGGTTTTGCCGTTCCCACATGCCCGACTTTTGTACTGCATACAAAAATGGCAATGCCTGGTATTCTCTTTCAACATCCATATACGATCCCTCGCTGGTCTGTACGACTATCGGGATGCAGGGTAGATCGTGTTCTTCATCAAGGATTGGCTCACCAGCCAGGGTTGGCTTACCGCTTACGTTGCTGGAAATCCAAGCCATATGCTTTGTGAGGTCCCAATAATCAGCATAGGTTACCCTCTGGTTTAGCTCACCTTCTGTTTGTCCTAACACATTATAAACTGCTTTATTGCCAAACTGCTCTACCACTTCTGCTATGGTCATTTCTACTTCGCGATAAACCGAGTTCAATCCAAACCTTCCCCATTCAGGATAAACACTCTTAGGGTCAAAGGCTTCAATAAGATAGGGGGTACTGTTCACCAAACGCTGTATCTGGTTCTTTTGTGCTTTACTTGCGCCCTTCTTATCCCATAGTTTCTGTAAATCTTCTGTGTCATAGATCGCCAATACCATCATGCCATAGCGCAATAGCCCTTCAATCGCTGGCTGCTCTAACGGCACACCCTTAAATCGCCCTGATTGATACCAGATCGTCTTACAAAGCATTTCTATTTTCTCGCTAATAGCCTTTGCTTCTTTCTTGTTGGTATCAAAAGGCACATTGAAATTAGGTTCTGTTGAGGTCATCAAGCGGATTGCGCCAATAAGTGCGTTCCTTGCTGATGGGGATGTGGTAAATTTGTATTCCTTGCCGGTAGGCTTATCATCCCACTCCATGAAATACATTTTGTCCATCTCATCCATCAGGTCTTTTTGATTTTGGTAATCTCTTACAAGATCGCCGGCATGTTCTACCGCTTCATTTATCGTTTTTGACATAGTTTATACTCCGTTCATATTCGCAAAGGGGTTTTCTATTACCCGTTTGAACCCATCGTCTAGTTTTGTCATTATCGCTGGTGCGCTGTAATTTGATAAAGCATAACAAAGACCATCGTATGCGTGATCCGCTTGCCCTCTCATTGGTTTTTCTGGTCTATTCGGATCAGTTGTTAATCCTTCCAGTTCTGCTATTGTATTGACACAGGTTCGAAATATCTTCAGTCCAGGCTCTCCATCATGGATGTCTGCCAGGGCAGCCCTTAGTTTACCAGCTTTCCTAACCTGGTTATTATCACCTCTTGTTAAGTATATCTGATGTTTGAGAAATACGTCATAGGTACTTGTAATGTTTTCTGATTGTGTTCTCTTAGCCCAAACTGCTGGATCAGCCCAATTGAAATTGAATTTTTCCCAGGGTTCGGTCATATCATTGATCATTTCTGCCTGCTCAGGATCAGTAAGTTTCGACTGATATAGCTCGCGATACATAAAAAGCCGCCCAGTAGAAGGCTCTTTGGCAATCCAACACATATAAGCCGGTGCAGCAAAGCCCCAGTCGTATCCTCTGAACCTTGTCCAGCTACGGGGTATTTCAAAAGGATCGCATGTATGCCGATGAAATGAAAACTCTGATAAGAATTGTCCAGCGAATATACTCCAATCCCCTTTGAGTAACGCATTTGCTAACCGTTCACCCTGAGCATACAGGCGTTCTTTATAGCCAGGGTCACGTTCTGTTAATATTGGATTATCCGATAACTGCGCCGGCAAGAAGATTGTTTCGATGAGCCTATGTTCAGGGTTCTCAATTGTTTTTACTGGCGGTAGCGTCAAACTCGAAACGTTCTCTTGGGATTGTTTCTGCTGTTCCGTCTGCATACACTAACTCGGTTTCATGTTTAGTGAATATAATTTCTACTACTGTATTACTTGTTGATTTCCTCAATGGTTCTTTGAATGTCATAGATTTTTTTGTACCACATATGCCCTGGTCCACCTGGGTTGCTGCACATTACAACAAAGGGGAGTGGTATCTCACTTTCTCGTGATTTCCTTACACGTGTCATTAGATAACTTATTATGTCCCATGTAAAATGTGTTGCTTCGTCTATCAATAGTATATCAAAAGCTGAGGACTGATAGTTGTGAACATCTGATGCGTATTGACAGTGACAAAACTTTAGTGCTGCCGCTGACCCTTCGTTCCAATCCTCTCCACGTTCTTTACTCTGTTCTTCTCCAAACCGCCAAACGTGCTGCTGCTTGGTATACTTGCCGCCTATTTGCGGATATAGCACATAGGCTCTTTCTATCGGTCCGTCTGGTCCTTCAAGTTCTTTGAATGTTCTACGAAAGTATCCAATCTTGATCCCTTTTATTTGGCTTAACGCAATAAGGGCAAGACCAACCATGCCCTCTGTCTTGCCACCACCAGCAGAACCACCATAACCAATATACGTGCATAATGCCGGTAATACCTGACCCCCATATAAAGCCTTGTTTAATCCTGCTATTTCTAATAATTTTAGTTGCTTAGGCTGTGGCTGCCAAATGTCAATCGGTATCTTTTGCTTCCACTTCAAGAAGTCTATCACTTCTTTCTTGTCTGTGTCTGTCCAGAGGTGTGTCTTCTTCAATGAGGGTCGCAAGTTCCGTGACGATGCCAAGTTTCACTCCTTCCGATTGCATCCTTGCTTCTTTCAAATAGGCTAACAGGCTGTCGTCTCCTACGTCTAACTCACCGTTCTCATCCTTGAATTTTCGGATAGCTTGATTGATTAATCGTAATCGAAATGCCTTTGACGCTACCCCTAACATCAATGATAGCCGGTCTACTTCTTCTTCAAACTCTGGCTCTTTCAACCAGTTGTATATCGTTTTTTTGGATACCCCCACTTTTATTGCTATATATGATTTTTGATACCCCTGTGCTAACAAGGCGGCAGCCTCGCTTCTCATATCATTCCAAATAAGCTCGCCCTTCTTATTGTATAAGGCTTGTCTGTATTCGTAAAAAGTTTTATTTTTTTGTTCATCGCTCATGTTTTAATTCCACTGGCATTAGTCCGGCTTTCTCTAGCTGCTGACACAATCTCTTTGACCAGCGGCGTAATGCTACATTCTCCGCTGCCAGTTCCGTTATCTGACACTGACTTGTTCTTTTGTATTCTTCAAATTCTTTTTGTAATTCGTCATGATGTTGTTTTTGCTTTTTAATACTGTCAAATAAACTTTCTATTGTGTCTGCGTCTTGATTGGCTACCTGATGCCCCACCTGCCTAAATCCTTTGTATATTGATATTGCCGATAGAATAAAGGCTAAGACCGCTAGGATGTTGTCTATTGTCATTTTTCCAGTCTCCTGTATGCTCTCAATGTCATATTAGCCCCCGCCGCTACAAGACTGATCGTTACTAATATGCCCGATCTAACTACGAATTGATGACTGGGTAGTCTTATGTCTGTAAATTGTTGTATGACTGAGTATGTGTAGTAGATAGCCCAAAATATCCCCATTGCCCCTAATCCCCATTTTACCCACGATTTCCTGTACTTTATCGCCTGTCCAAATTCAGCGTATGACATCATTAAACTCGCTACAATTATCGCCACCTTTTCTAATAAATAAAATATATCCATGCTTACCCCTTATCTACTAAATCATGCAGAAGATTTGCGCCACCTCCGGCTACAATCGCTGTCAATACCTTGCCGATCATAGGATTAATGATAATATCAGCAAACAAGTTCGCATCAGCTAGAAATACTAAAACACCTGATACAACCCAGGCAATGTACATCAGCCAAAACCTATCTAACTCATATTTTTCAAAAAGGGGATGGATTAGTGCTTCGACTAAACGATTACTCAGAACCATAAAGCCAATTACGATTGATAATACTTCCTGTGTAAATTCCATATCTGTCCTTTTCTATACGATTTGCCAGGACATTAGTTGTTCTTCCTAACATCCTGGCTATAACCAAAACGTTTTACAGGAGGGGAGAAACCCCTGTCCATTTTATTATAGCATACTTTTATTTATGTTGTGTTAGTTATTGTAAATAAGATTGTTTGTTGTTTACAGTGTTAATTGACTTACACCGTCGGCGACAGGAACATAACTGCCATACTGTAATCGCTTCCTTGCGTTCTTGTTCAGGTAATCAAAGTTCAAGTCTAGCCCTATCGCCTTGCGCCCATGCTTGCGAGCTACCATCGCTGTTGTGCCTGAGCCTATGAACGGGTCAAGAACAACGCCACCTTTAGGGCATCCAGCGAGGATGCAAGGCTCAATCAAGTCGGGAGGAAATGTTGCATAATGCGCCCCTGAATATGGCTTAGTTGTTACTGTCCAGACTGAACGCTTGTTTCGAGTTGCGACATAATCCCATTTATGACCCAAGTCTGCGGCATGAGCCAATTCGCTAGTATTGTTTTTACCATTCGCCGAACCAAACATCATTGATGCCTTACTTTTAGGATCTGTAACGCTTTCCTCTTTTATCGCCTCATTGTCATACCAATACCTTGCGCTTTTAGTCAGAAGAAATATATACTCGTGTGCTTTGGTGAATCTATCCTTCACGCTTTCAGGCATTGGGTTGGGCTTGTGCCAAATAATATCCTGCCTGAGATACCAGCCATCATCACGCAATGCTAACGCCACACTCCAGGGGATGCCGATAAGGTCTTTGGGCTTGAGCCCATCACCGCCCCTATAAAATATGCCCTCTCTTGGATTGCCATAGCCAGCGCGACCATTATTAGAAGCCCTACTCATATTGCCCGCGTAACTATCACCAATCACAAGCCAAGCCGTGCCATCATCCCGCAGCACTCGCCAAACCTCACGAAATACCTGCACTAATCCAGCAACATATTCATCAGGGGTAGGCTCTAAACCGATCTGTCCGTCAATATTGTAATCTCTAAGTCCAAAATAAGGGGGGCTTGTTACAACACAGTTTATACTACTATCCGAAATGGGAA